CAGTTCAACAGGGTGCTTACAACGCTGAATTTGACTTGAAACTGATGATTTCTCCCGTGCCGTTCCTCGGTATGGAAGGCGCAGTTCAACAAGATGCAGCGATTATCCCGTTGATTGAGGCTCGTATGAACGATGCCACCAACGTGATGATGGACGCAATGGCTACGGCTTTGTACAACAACACCACCAACACCCAACAGTTCATTGGACTGCCCGGTGCTGTGGATGACGGTACAACTCTGCAAACCTACGGTAACATTAACCGTTCTACCTACACATGGTGGAAATCCAAGCAGTACGCTGCCGGTTCTGTTAACCCCACTCGTCAAAACATCCTGCAATACATTTCGGGTACTGTGAAGAACGGTGCTGAGATGCCTAGCTTTGGTGTTTGCGGCTTTGGTACATGGACCCTGTTGGCTCAAGACTTCGTAGGTCAAGAGCAGTATGTCATCACTCCCGGTTCGGGCTTTGATGGCGACAACAACGGCCCTCAAGCAGCTTTCCGCGCTTTGATGGTTGCCGGTGTGCCAATCTATCCTGACCCCTACTGCCCAGAAGGTACGGTTTACTTCCTCAACACCAACTACCTGTCGCTCTACATCCATGAGCAAGGTTCGTTTGTGTTTACAGGATTTGAATCCACACTCCCGAACTGGCAGATTGGTTATGTCGGTGCAGTTTTGATGATTGCCGAACTGGTGAACGTCAAGCCTAAGTCGATGACCAAGGTGACAGGTTACAACTATCTCTCGCTGTAAGGAGCATAGAACATGTCATTGTCTCTAAATAAAATCCTACTTGCTAACGCATCTACCAACACGGCTGGTGCGTATCTGCAAGGTATTACCATCACCAGCATTGGTATTGGTAACACAACCCTGATGAACGCTGGTACATCGTCTGCTCAGTTCATTCCTGCTGGTGCTTACATTCTTCCTCAAACCACGAACAACGTGACCATTGAAGTGAATGCTTACACCTCTGCGAATGCAAATGCGTGGACAACGTACATTGCAGCCAACACTGGCGGTACAGTTATCTCTGACGGTTGGAACGTTCGTGCAAACGCAACTACCAGCACTCAGTCGTTGACTCTGTATACGTCTAACGGCGGCAACAACGCTCCCGGTACTTTCAATAGTTAAGGAGCAGACATGAACGCAAACCAAGTAGGTGCATTGCGCGGTGATTCTTTTGGCAACTTTGCCATTGCTTCTGCCGTGAACGTCCCACTGAATGCCGTCAGCAACGCTGCTGCGGTTATGTCGGTGGTTGGTACAACCTACATAGTTCGCCGTGTCACCTTTTCAAACGCAAACGCAAGTGCTGCCACCGCTAACGTAAGTATCATTACGTCTAGCGATGGCAATACTGCCAATGCTGTATTTGCAACCACCAAGCTCTCAAATGTTGTAAGCACTGTTACTTTCCAAGATGCCTCGCCAACTGCGAATGCCGTTTCTAACGTGTATTCGTCTGGCGCTCTCTGGGTCAAAGTAACTACTTCTAATGACGCAACTTGCGATGTGACGGTGTACGGTGACATTGTGAACCTATGACCGAAACTGTTATCGTAACCAACAAAAGCGACACCGCACTCACAGACGGGTACGGTGGAATCTTTTATGAATTTCTTAGGGGTAAGCCCGTAGAAATTCCTCTGCATGTTGCAAAACATGTATTTGGTTACGGTGCAGAGGACAAAGAACCGTATCTGGCCCGTCTGGGTTGGATACGTTCTCATGCCGATTTAGATTCTGGGATTGAAAGACTGAACAAGTTTGAAATAACTTCTCAGTCAGCCCAACAAGACCGCTCCCTACCCTCGGCGGTTAGCGTAGTACCTCTGCGTGTTGAAAAACACGCGGGGGGAAAAGTTAATCAAAGGGCAGCCTAAAATGGAAGCCACATGGCAACACTTTCTTCCTACATTACGGAAGTCCGGCGGCTTTTACACGATGCTAACGGGAACTTCTGGTCTGACGCTGAGTTAACGGACTACATTAACGATGCCCGTACTCGCGTAGTAAGGGACACTGGTTGCCTTCGCACGTTACAAATTACCCAAACACCTTTGTCTACGACAGGGGTTGTAGCTATACCGTGGTCTGCTAACCTTGCTGTAACAGCAGGGCAGTTCATATTTAGCAACATTTTCATCTACGCAGTTACCGCAAGCGGCACAACTGGCTCATCTGCCCCGCCTTACCCGGCATCTGGTAGTACATTCCCCCCGTCCACGCCTTTCACGGACGGCACAGCTACCCTGCAATACTCTAGCAATGCGGAAATCATTACCTATGCGGCAATGCCTAACGCTCAATACACGCTAGACATCATTAACGTCAATCTGTATTGGGGCAACAGCCGCATTCCCCTGCGCTATTTGCCGTGGTCTAACTTCAATGCTCAGTTGCGTTACTGGCAGAACTACGTTGGTAGGCCAATTTGCTACAGCGTTTATGGTCAGGGGCAGATTTACATCTCTCCTGTGCCAGACCAAAGTTATTTCATAGAGTTGGATACGGTAATCATGCCAACTCCTTTGTCAGCAACAGACCCAAGCGTTACAGACGCTATTGTTAGCCCGTACACCACTCCTGTTGCGTTCTATGCGGCCTACAAAGCCAAGTACAAAGAACAAAGCTACGGTGAGGCTGAAATCTACAAACAAGAGTACGGCAAGCATGTCAATGCAGTGCTGAACTCGGTGTTTACACGGCGTATTCCAGACCCTTACTCTTCAGCGTACTAATCATGGCAGCGGCAGAACAAAAAAAGTCTTATGCTGTCGTTAAAAACTTCACTAGCCTAAACACCAAGGCTAATAGGACGGCAATCAAAGAAGAAGAGTTTGCGTGGATTGAAAATGCCATGCCGATTGGTCACGCTAACATCAAGATTGTCCCGGCGCAGTCCAGCATCAAAGACATGAGCGGCAATGCTATTGCGTTTGCCAATACTGTCAGCTACCTTACATCCGCAAACATAGATGTCAATGACTACATTTTGGGATTTGAGGCCAACGGTGCGGCGCAATACGTCAAACTAGATAGCAGCGGCACTGCCAATATAGGCAATGTAACCACGGCAGGAACATTCTCTGCTTCTGGCGTGTCTGCCGCCCAATACAAGAACCAGCGCGTCATCATTGGTGACCCTAGCAATGGTTTGTTTACTTGGGATGGAGCAAACCTGTCTAGCATTGGTTCTGTAGGCTTTATAGGCCTTAGAAATGCGGGTAATGGCTATGTCACCACTCCGTCCGTCACTCTTTCTGCCCCGCAACAAACAACAGGCAATGTCCAAGCCACGGCAGTAGCAACCATTGGCAATGTTGGTGGCGCAAACGTCATCACCAGCATTACCCTCACAAACGCTGGTCAGGGATATACATCCCCGCCTACCGTCACTATTGCTGGCGGCAATGCTACTGTCAACGCTACGGCCCTAGCTTCACTGATTACCTTTAAGACAGGCACAGTGTCTGTGGTGATGAACACGTTAGGCACGGGTTACACCAACTCGTCCAACATTACGGTGACTATTGGTGACGGCAGCGGCTGGACAACACGGGCAACCGGCAATGCCATTGTCAGCGGCGGTCAGATTACCCAAGTTATCATGTCAAACGCAGGGGCTGGCTATACATCTAACTCTAACGTGACAGTAGTTTTTGCAGATAGCAGTTCTCCTGCTGGTTCTGGTGCTACTGCTACAGGAGTAATTAATTCAGACCAAGTTGTTGATGTTGCCACTTTTTCCGGCAGAACATGGGTGGCGGCTGGACGTACTGTGTTCTATTCTGCTGCGGGAAGTTATAGTGACTTTACGTCTGTTTCTGCTGGTTCGTTTACTCTGACAGACTCTACGCTGCACGGCAACATCCAAGGTTTGTTATCTGCCAATAACTTTTTGTATGTGTTTGGCGATGACAGCATTAATGTGTTTTCAGATTTGCGGGTGTCTAGTACAGGCGCAACTTTGTTCACCAACACCAACGTCAGCGCCAGCGTAGGTACAAAACGTATTTACTCTATATTTCCGTACTTCCGCTCCGTTCTGTTTATGAACGACTACGGTATGTACGCCCTTGTTGGTTCTACCACCAGCAAGATTTCTGACCAGTTGGACGGTATCTTCCCGTACATTGACTTCACCAAGCCGGTGTCTGGCGGTCAGGTGCTGCTGAACAACATTTTGTGCGCGGCATTCTCATTTACCTACAATGACCCGCTGTCCTCACCCCGGCAGATTCAGTGCGTCTTTTTTGAGAAAAAGTGGTTTGTCACCAGCCAAGGTAGCCTGACTTACATTACATCAGTCCCCTTGTCTGGCCTGATAAACCTGTACGGCACTACCGGCACAGACTTGTCTCGTCTGTACGGCAATTCCACGGCAAGCATAGCCAGCACCATCCGCACTGCCCTAATGCCTATGGGTGACCCCATACGGACAAAACAAGCCCTAAAATTTGGTATTGAAGCCACCTTGTCCAATGCGGCAGCTATAAACGTGACGGTAGACAGTGAGCAAGGGTCTAGCCCGGTTTATGCACTAGACAACTCGGTCATTTGGTATAACAATTCAGTAGTAACAATTCCTTGGAAAAACAATAGTAACGTCACTATTGGATGGATAACAACCAATGGATATGCTCTGTACAAGAGTGATGCACAGCAGTACGGCAAATATTTAGGTTTAACAATAACCAGTAACAGTTCGGGTTTTGTGTACAACACGTTTGAATTTGAACATGAATTAAGAGTGAGGTTCTAATATGGCAGTCCCCTATACCTTTGGCACAGCTACATCATCTATTCCGTTGTCTCAACTAGACAGCAACTTTGCTACGGCAATTACTATTGGCAATACAGCCGTACAACTTGGAAACACCATTACTACGCTTGCTAACGTAACGTTGTCTAATGCTACCGTTACGTCTTTGTCCGCGCCTATTACGGCTGCACAAGGCGGAACTGGTCTTGCTACATTGACCGCAAACAACGTGGTGCTTGGAAACGGAACTAACAATGTACAGTTAGTGGCTCCCGGAACTACTGGCAATGTGTTGGTGTCTAACGGAACAACATGGACTTCAAATGTTGTAACAATTACTGCACTTGGTACGCCTACATCTGGAAATTTAACAAATTGCACTGCTGATGGAACAAATAGTGTTGGCTATCTCAACATTCCTGTAAATCCACAAACAGGAAATTACACACTTGTTGCTGGAGATTCTGGAAAAACAATTTATCACGCACTTGGTGCGGCGGCTGCTACTTACACCATACCAGCAAATGCTTCTGTGTCTTACGTTAATGGAACGGCAGTCAGTTTTGTTAATCTTTCTGCCAACGCAGTAACAATTGCAATCACTACTGACACTATGTATTTGTCTAGTGCTGGCACTACAGGTTCGCGCACATTGGCTCAATATGGTACAGCAACTGCTGTAAAACTTGCTAACACATCTTGGATTATTACGGGGAGTGGTTTGACATGAGTGGCATTTTGCAATTGTTTCCTTTTAGTGGAGGCGCTGTTCAAAATTATTGGATTGCTACACTTGGAGGAAGTTCATTAGATCAAGGCCGAGGAATAACGACCGACAGTTCTGGAAATGTTTATGTTGTTGGGGGAGAATCAAGTCAAGGCCAAGGATTAAGTGATGCTCTTTTAACTAAATATGATACTGATGGAAATATACAATGGCAATATATTCTTGGTGGAACAAGCAACGATTATTTTTATGGAATAAAAGTAGATAGTTCTGGAAATATATATGTTGGTGGATACTCCAATCAAGGAGCTACGTCAAACGATGTTTTAATTGCCAAATACAATAGTTCTGGAACATTGCAATGGCAAAGAATTTTGGCTGGGTTGGCGGCAAATAGCGACACAGGACAATCATTAGCAATTGATAGTTCTAGCAATGTATATATAAGTGGTTATTACAATAACAATCAACAACTTATTGCAAAATATGATTCTACTGGTGCTATTCAGTGGCAGCGTCTTTTTCAAGCAAACTCAAACGGATATGGCATATCAATAGATACTTCTAACAATATATATGTTTGTGGATATTCTGATGTTGGTTCAGCAGGCTCAAATGATGCGTTTATAGCCAAATACAATACAAGCGGAACTGTGCAATGGCAAAGAATATTAGGTGGAACATTAACCGACCAGGCTCTTTCAATAACTACAGATGGTTCTGGAAATGTATATATTTCTGGTCAAACCAATAGCCAAGGCGCTGGTAGTGTTGATGCTCTTATTGCAAAATATGATTCTACTGGTGCTATTCAGTGGCAGCGTATTTTAGGAGGCGCATCAGCGGAATTTGGTAGGGCAATAGTTTCAGACAGTTCTGGAAATGTTTATTTTACTGGTAGTACAACATCAGGAACATCACCAAGCGATGTAATTATTGCAAAATATAATACATCTGGAACGATACAATGGCAAAGATATTTAGATGGTGGTTATGATGAAATTGCTTATGGAATAACATTAGACAACAAAAATAATTTTTACATTACTGGATATTCAATATCTCAAAGCCACAGTAATCAAGATGTATTGATTGCAAAATTGCCAACAGATGGTTCAAAAACAGGAACTTATGGAATTTGGACTTATGCAGCATCAAGTTTTACTGCGGCAACAAGTACGTTAACTTCTGCAACATCCACGGCAACAGAAACAGCGGGTTTATTGGTTGATTCTGCGGGTTCCTTAACTACTGGAACATCAACATTAACATCAACAGTCACATCTGTTATTTAATATGAATGCATACATTAAACTTTCAACTAATGACTATCCAAGGCACATTGGGGACATTGAGATTGACCCCGCTGGCATGGATGATTATGCTAGTGTTCAATGGGTTGATTGGCCTGTATTTAATCGTGAAACACAAAGATGCGTAGAAGGTTCGCCTGTTCAAATTGATGGACAATGGTGTATGACTTGGACAGTTCGTAATGCTACTCAAACAGAAATTGATGAAGCAAATAACACATAAATGAAAGAAGTGATATGAGTACCAACGCATTTACTAGGACAGGAAACACAGTAGTTTTTACGGCTTCTACGTCTGCGCCTACGCCTGTACAAGCACTTTCTACTACGCTTGGCGGTAACCAGTACCGCATCATTAATAGCGGCAGCGTGACTGTGTTTCTTGGTTACGGTGTTGCATCTGCTGATGCAGCTAACAATGCAGTCATTGTTACGTCCACCGGCCCTGCTTATCCATTGCTTGCGGGTACAGATGAAATTCTTTCGTTTGTGCCTAACTCTTATTTCACAGGCATAACGTCTAGTGGAAGTGCTGCTATTTATATCACTCCGGGTGATGGGATGTAATCATGTTAAAGACAGTCCAGATAACAAGTGGTGGTACTAACGGAACCGTAACCAATGTCGGAACCGGCACAGGGTTGACCGGCGGCCCCATCACGACTACTGGAACTATCTCTCTTGCCAACACTGCTGTTACGGCTGGTAGTTACACTAGCGCAAACGTAACTATTGACGCACAAGGACGTATTACAGCCGCTGCTAACGGCCCTTCTGCTGGCTCTAATGGTTTTCCTATTACATTAGGAAACACAACCATTGCAGCAAGCAGCACAACAACATCTATAGGCAACCTCACCCTTGCTGGTGCAAACATCTCTGCCACAACCTCCGCATCCGCAACATTCGCAACGTCTAGCTTGCCGCTAGTCCCTGCCGGTTATATTCCTATCCTGTTGAATGGTACAACCGTAAAAATACCCTACTACGCCGTCTAACATGGACTCTGTTGACCACTCACAACCATCTTTTACTGACTTGCTTATTATTTGGGCGGGTACAGTTCTTAGTCACATTACGTCATCAGACGTTATGGTGTGGTCAACTATTGCCTTTACTTTGTTGAAGACTTACATTCTTATCCGTGATGAGTTTTGGAAGAAAGAGTAGGGACGGCCTATTAACATGGATGCTCTCAGCTACGTTAAATTTGGGGACAAAGAAGGCCTAGCGGAGATGCTGTGGGAGAACGGTTTGCAGCACCGTCTGTTTCACCAAATTATTACTGACCAAGGTATTACTTACCCCAAGTACCCCATCATAGATGCCAGCACAGAAAATCTTGATGACTGGCTTTTTGTGCATAACCAAGAGCATGAGTCTCTTGCGTCAATCCTTGTTCTTGATAACCCGTTTCAACTGCTAGACGCTGATTGGCAAGTAGAAGATGACTTTTATGATTGGTTGGGTGTACACCTGACCATCCATGAGCAGATAGCCGCTGCATTAGGAGTCTGACATGCCGGGTGGAAATAAACCAGATACAGTAACAACACCAGCCACGGTAGCGCCAGACATGGCGACTGTTGCCCGTGGAATAGTAGAAACACCAGCACCAGCATGGGTTGCACAAAAGAGTGCAGAAGTAGGTACGCCTCTAGTCCCTATTTATGCAACAGGTACTGTATCTCGCGGTCAAGGTGGCGCATCTATTACGCAAGAGTACGGCCCACCTATAGGCTATAAATACGACAACGGCAAAAGCCAGTACGTCAACTTTGATACAACTGGCAATTTAACTGGAATAGAACAACGGGGAGATAGAGGTCTTTCCTCAATTCTCGGTGTTGCTTTGTCGGTTGCTTTGCCCGGTATTGGTGAAGCTATTGCTAATGCTTTAGTTCAAGCTGGCATTGTTGGGGCTGGTTCTGTTGCAAATGCGTTAGGCACTGCTATTGCCAACACAGCAGCACAAGTGGCGCAGGGTGTTTCATTAGACAAGGCGCTC